GAAAAAATGAAAGGAAAGTAAAATGCCAAAACATGCTGGAAAGATGATGAAGCCTATGAAGAAGGCTGCCAAAAAAGGCGCAAAGAAAGCAATGCCAAAAAAGAAGATGCCTGCTGCTGGCAATTATTCTCGCGGTTATTAATGTTTTATGCATCTCTTCTTATTTGTTGGGTTGGCTTTGGTGGGCAACAATGTCTCGTTGCTCAAGACACAGAAGGGCCATATATAAAAGAAGAGCAATGTTTAAATAGGTTAAAGGAAATGGAATTTACTATTTATCAGAAGTTTCCTTTTACAAGAGTAACAGCAAAAGATTGCATACAACAAAAAGAAGGTAAGGTATAATGGCTTCTATGTTGACAAAGAGACAAACAAGTACGTTGAAAAAACACTCTGTTCATCATACAGCCAAGCATATGAAGTTAATGCGTAAGTTAATGAAAGATGGAAAATCATTTACCGCCGCTCATAAAGAAGCACAAAAGAAAGTAGGTAAGTAATGGCTGTCAACGCTGCTGGTAATTACACCAAACCTGCAATGCGAAAAGCATTGTTTAATCGTATAAAGGCTGGTGGCAAAGGCGGCAGACCGGGCCAATGGTCGGCGCGAAAAGCCCAGATGTTAGCAAAAGCCTACAAAGCAAAGGGAGGCGGATATAGAAACTAATGTTAGCAGAGCTTGTGGCAATAAACAGTGCGTTTGCCGTCATAAAGAAGACGATTGCAAACGGCAAAGAACTTGCCTCGGCAGGGAAAGCGATTGCGGATTTTGCCTTTGCGAAGGAAGACCTGCAATCCAAAGCAAGCAAAAAGCGTAATAGTACATTTGGAAATGATCTTGAAGAGTTTATGGCTCTTGAAGAGGTTAAAAGAAAAGAGGCTGAACTCAAAAGCATTATGTATCTTTACGGACGTTATGGGCTGTGGGAAGATTGGGTTAAGTTTCAAGCAGATGCTAGGGCTAAAAGACAAAGACAGATAAAAGAGGCGCGGCTAAAAAGAGAGAAGATTATTGAAGTTATCGGCATTGTTTCTTTATCTCTTGCTATTTTGTTTATGTTTGCTGGCTTTTTTTATATTGTAGCGAGAAAGAAACTATGGCTTTAAGACCGTCACAGGCTTCTTTACGGAAGTGGACAAAGCAAAAATGGAGAACCAAAAGTGGCAAGCCATCCACCCAAGGGCCAAAAGCCACAGGCGAGCGTTATCTACCATCAGCCGCAATTAAGGCGTTATCGCCGCAAGAATATGCAGCGTCCACTGCTGCTAAAAGAAGAGCAACTCGTGCTGGTAAGCAGTTCTCCAAACAGCCTAAAAAAATATCAGATAAAACCAAAAGATACAGATGAGCTTTCTACACACACTAAAGCGTGAAGAACGTGATATGTTGCGCCAGATTGTGAAGAAGGTGCATCTTGCTTACCATCCTAAACAGTTCCAGACTGACAGAGAGGCAGACAAAGTTATTGCTGTTATCGGGCCAGAAGTTGTGGAACGTATGATTAAGTTTGGTAAGGATCACAAGATTGACCAAATTTAACTACAAGCCTGATGGTGAAGTTCTTAAATCTTTTATGAAAGACGATTCGTTCTTTCGTGCATTGCGTGGCCCTGTTGGGTCAGGCAAGTCTGTGTGCTGCTGTGTTGAATTATTTAGGCGTGCTATACAGCAGGAAAAGGGTATGGATGGCATGCGTAAATCACGCTGGGCTGTCATCAGAAACACAAACCCACAGTTAAAAACTACCACAATTAAAACTTGGTTGGATTGGTTCCCAGAAGAGGACTGGGGCAAATTCCATTGGTCTGTGCCGTATACACATCACATTAAAAAAGCAGACCTAGACCTTGAAGTTATCTTCCTCGCTCTCGACAGACCAGAAGATGTCAAGAAACTCCTCTCCCTAGAATTGACAGGTATCTGGATCAACGAGGCGAGGGAGATACCCAAATCTATTATTGATGCATGCTCAATGCGTGTAGGTCGTTTTCCTTCAATGAAAGATGGTGGATGTACATGGACAGGAGTCATAGCGGACACAAATGCGCCAGAAGAAGATCACTGGTGGCCCATAATGTCAGGCGAAGTTCCAATTCCAGATCACATTCCCAAAGAAGAAGCGAAGATGTTGGTCAAGCCAGACAACTGGAATTTCTACACACAACCAGCAGGTATGCTGGAAACAAAGGACGAAGAAGGGATCATTACAGGTTACGTTCTAAACAAGAACGCAGAAAACGCAAAGAATATGAGAGCCGACTACTATCCGAACATTGTACAAGGGAAGACGAAGAGTTGGATAGATGTATATGTGATGAATCGCCTTGGGAGTATAAAAGATGGTAAACCCGTTTATGCCAATTTTGCAGCAGATGTCCACGTTGCCAAAGAAGAAATACCTGTTGCGGCAGGACTACCTGTTTATATTGGTCTTGATTTTGGCCTTACTCCTGCTGGGGTAGTAGCACAAAAAGTACGTGGACGTTGGCTAATACTGCAAGAAATAGTGGCGTTTGATATGGGTATAGTTAAATTTACTGAAGTGCTGCGGCAGGAGTTGTCTACAAGATATGCAACTAATGAAGCTATTATCTTTGGTGATCCAGCAGGAGATTTTCGCGCTCAAACTGACGAGTCAACCCCATTTCAAATTTTGCGTGGTGCAGGTCTTAATGCAAGGCCAGCACCGTCTAATGATGTATCTCTTAGGATTGAATCAGTTAATTCAGCACTTAATCGTATGGTTGATGGTAGTTCAGGATTATTGGTTGACTTCAGGTGTCGTAATATAATTAAGGGCTTTGAGGGTGGTTATCAATACAGACGATTGCAGGTATCTGGCGAGCGTTATATGGATAAGCCAGATAAAAATCATTTTTCACATATACATGACGCTTTGCAGTATTTAATGCTTGGGTCTGGCGAAGGACGTGCAATCTTGACGAATATGCAGCATGCGCCTAAACCTTTCCAAGCTGAACGTAACTATGATGTCTTTACAAGAAAACCACGACAAAAACGTAAAGGTCTTTGGGCTAGAATGTAAAATGTGCGTTGCTTTGTGTGTAAAAGCAACTGTATGAAAAACTAAAGGAGACTATTATGTGTGTAGCAACAAGTAGACCAAAAGGCCCACCACCGCTTACCGCAGCAGAAAAAGCTGAACAAGAGGCTGCCAAAAAAGCAGAAAAAGATGCTCGTGAGCAAAGAGAGGCGGAAGAGCGCAGAAGGCGTGACGAGGCAAGAGAAAAAGGTGTAGAAACTGCCGCTAAGCAACAACGTCGTGGCTCTGGTGCTACATCTTTGCTGACAGGTAGCAGAGGCGGCATGGGTTATTTTGACGAGACTCTGTAATGCACCAGACAAAACCAATGTTAGAAAAGTATGAGCGTGCAAAAGAAAAACGCTTAAACTTTGAACCTTTGTTTGATGAGTGCTATGAATATGCATTGCCTATGCGTCAAGGATTTTATTATGAAGTTGCTGGTCAACGTCGTGATGATAAAATTTTTGACGAAACTGCTGTGGTTGGAACACAGGAGTTTGCTTCTCGTCTTCAATCTGGTCTTGTGCCAAACTTTGCACGTTGGGCAGATTTTGTTGCTGGTTCTGAAATTCCAGATGAACAAGTCGACCAAGTAAATAATCAACTTGATGTGGTGACTGATTATGTTTTTGAAGTTCTACAATCTTCTAATTTTGGTCAAGAGATACATGAATCGTTTATGGACTTGGCTATTGGAACAGGCGTCTTGCTTGTTGAAGAAGGTGACTCAATCAATCCAATACGCTTTAACGCGATACCGCTTCCGTCTGTCGTGCTTGATACAGGTGCAGATGGCTCGATTGACCATGTGTTTAGAGAGAGGGTTCTTAAGAACCGCTCGATTCCTGTTGCCTATGAGCGTGCTGTCGTTTCAGAACGACTTGCTAAAGCTATTGCAACACAGCCAGAAGCAGAGTGTAAGATTCTTGAACTGGTTTGTAGAAACTATGAAAAACGCAATGAAGAGCGTTATGACTATTATGTTATCGATATTGCGGCTGAAGAAGTAATTTACTACGAACAGTTTGATGGTGCAGGTTCTAATCCGTTTATATGTTTTCGTTGGTCTAAAGCCAGTGGCGAAATTTATGGACGCGGCCCTCTTGTCAACGCCCTTAGTGCAATCAAAACAACTAATTTAACAATCGAGCTTGTTCTTGAAAATGCACAGATGGCTATCTCAGGCATCTATCAGATGGATGATGATGGCGTTATGAACACAGATACAATTAATCTTGTGCCAGGGACGATCATCCCAAAGGCGATGGGGTCAATGGGATTACAACCAATACGTGCTGCTGGCGATTTTAATGTTGCTAATCTTATTCTAAATGACATGCGCAACAATATTAAAAGAGCTTTGTATAATGACATGCTTGGTGATCCGAATAGAACACCAGCGTCAGCAACAGAAGTTGCAGAACGCATGGCTGATTTATCCAGACGCATTGGGTCTGCTTTTGGTAGATTGCAAGCTGAGATGGTGCAGCCAATATTGCAGCGTGTTGTGTATCTTTTAAAAAAGCAAGGTCGTATTGAAATACCTGTTATAAATGGCAGAGAAGTTAAGGTTCGTTCTGTTTCACCCCTTGCACAAGCACAAGCTAATCAAGATATTACATCTATATCACGCTATTTGCAGTTAGTTGGCGGTACGTTTGGGCCTGAGATTTTGAATTTGTTAATTAAATCTGAAGATGTTGCAGTACATTTGGCTGAAAAATTTGGTGTACCTGATAGTCTTGTGCGAGATAGCGTAGAACGACAGCAGCTTGCAGAAGCTGCACAACGATATCAACAAGCACAGCAACAAGGTGAAGTACCAGATGTCACTCAACTTAGGCCTTGATGGGTTTCCTCGTCCAAAAGAAGAAGACGATAGAATATCTAAAAATATCAAT